ATCGAATCCTGTGCTAAATCCTTCTGTGAATGCTCCACCTGTGCCTGATGTCTGTGCAGACATTAGCAGAGTGAACTTAGTTGTACCACCGGAAGCATCTTCAGGCTGATTCATAGCCTCTGTTATGAAGCCTTGAATGTCTAAGCTGCCTGAAGTGAGCCTAACTTTCCGGTATTGCTCTTCCTGGGACAAAGTTAAGAAATCGCACAGACTTTGAGGATAACTGAATTCAATGCCGATTGGCTTAAAGAGATACTCCTTTTCGCCTGCTCTCAATAGGTCAGCATAGATATTTGAGTTTTCATAAACATCTGAGTCGCTGGCATACTGCTGGCATGGCTCAATGCTGTCAGCTATCGTGCTGATGTAGGCAACTTGATATTCCCCAACTTGGAATCTGAGCATCTTAGAGTTAGTGCCGTAAGTGTGCATGCCCAGCACCTTCCACCACCTAAATGCTACTCTTGCGGGTGTGTGCCAGATGTTGTATAGGTTATTAAGTGGTGAGCTGCTAAAGTTAATCAAGCTCGATGGCATGCTGATTTCTCCAGGAGCAAAGGTTACTGCTCCGACTTCCTGCGGCAGGTTAAAGCAACTGTCTTCGATGTCATCATAAATGACCTCATTCCTGTTGAGCCAAATGATGAATGTCTCATAGTCATTAGGTCGGTCAGAGGTTGCACCGCCAAAGGTGATGCCTGAGAGCCTCCTGCTGAACTCAATGGCATAGCCTTCTGCAATAATCTGGCTTCTGATGTCCAGCTTGGCACTGCTGGCCTCATTCATTGCTCGGTTATCAACGAAGTAATTGCGGTCAGTGTGAATGGCATACACACCTGAGAGCTGAATGTTCTTCCACTTGTCAGAGTAGCCTAGCGTGATGTTGTTCTTAAGCAAATCAACCTTTGCCATCTGATCTACCTCGCCAACATTGAAAAAGCTCTGGCTGATGTCATTCTGGTAGAAATACTCTCTTGGCTCAACCCTGATTTTCCACTCAGTCCCAGTCCATTCATAGGCCCAGCCTAAGCAGAAGATTTTATCTAAATCCTCAAAAGTGTTCTTCCATGTTGTCTTTAATGCGCCTAGGTTATTAGTAGTCTCAGCTCTCCTGATGCGTAGGCCATTTGTCAGCGCATTGTTCCAATAGCACCCATTGCCAGACTCAGAGAAGGCATCAGATAGCAGCTTATCATTGCTTCCTGTCATCAGGTAGATGCATCTCCTGAGCCATTGTTCAATGGTCAGGCAATTAGCAGTTGATGCGAACTCTCCGGCATTGATTTCATTAAGGCTTATCTTATACCCATCAGCAATATCAACTGTAACCGCTGCTGTTACTGTTGAGAAAGTGTCCTGAACGAAGAACAGAGAAATGGTGTAGCCACTTGGAATGGTGAATGATCCTGTAAAAGTTTGGCTTACATTATCTGTTTGACCAGGCAGAAGGTCAATGGTGTATAGGTTAGCAGTTCCGGCAGCAATGTTCCCATTGAGCGCAATAAATGCCAATGTGATTTGAACATTGCCTGTGGTGTCATTATTTGTTAGAGTGAAATCAATGGTCACTTCATAGTTCCAGGTTCTGGTTGTGCTTCCATTGTTCTTTAAAATTGGTGTAGTCTCCCATGATGCCTGAGTGATAAATATCACATTAGTGTCAGATGTTGAGCCATAGGTCTCCTTAAAGTCGCTCTGCTGCCAATAAGTAGGCACAACTGCGAATCTTTGTGCAGCTGGGCCGAGCGGCCCATTGTAAGTATAGGTTGAGCTGCTGGCCAAGTTCTTACCATTGGCTTGCAAGTATAAGTCCTGCCGATGCATCCTTATCTCCTTCTGCACCAGAGTAGCAACAGCATCTCCATTAAGGTCTATGGTGCTGGTAAGGTCAATCTCTACATCCTGCCTGCTCTTGAACTGCTCCCTGAAGTTGTCATCAATAATGCCGACTGTTATCTCCCAGCTGTCAGTGTCACACACATTATGCTCTTGATAGATAGATAGATTGAGCATTCCTTCAAACTCATAAAGTGAGTTACTATAACCCACATCAGAAGTTATTTTAATGGCTATCTCGGCATTGATGAACTGGACATCGTATAAGTCTTTAATGAGCTTTGCGCCCTTGTTATAGAACCTTAGCTCAGTGCTGAATGGCTGGTCAATGCCGTGACTTTCCATCCTGACCGCTGTGAATTCGATTGCATCCCAGCCAATAGGCTCTTCTACCTCAGTTCCATTCAAGTAAAATTTCCATCCTGCCATGCTACAAAGGTAAAAAGAAAAAGCCCCTGCAATGCAGAGGCTCTTTACACTAGTCTAATCTAAACCAATAACCTCATGAATCAGTTCTGAACCTATTATTCAAAATTTTAGTTGTCCTTCGTGGTGTCCTTATGAACTTCTCAAAGCCTCGCTCATCCATGCTGAGCTGAGTGATAGGTAGGCTCTTTAGTATGCTGCCAAGCTCATCCAACTTACCTACCACCGGAGAGCCTGAGCTGCTGTTACGATTGGCATAGTGGTTGGCCAAGAATAACTCTTGCCTGCTGAGCGCATGGTTAGGAATAACCTGTGAGCCTTTAGGGAGATCAACCAAGGTTGCAGATGCCGGAGTGAAATAAACTTTGCCCGATTCTGTCACAACTTTCTCAACCCCTCGCTCACCGACTATGGCCTTTCCTCCTTTGAATGGCTTGCCCTTAGTTCCTTCTGCGAACTCAGGCACAGGCTGGGCAGCAATGATGCCAAGCTGAGCAGTGGCAATAAAGCCAGCTAAGACAGCAGCTGGAGGATTGCTAACTGCGTACTTCATAATTTGCTCAGCAAGTGTGAATAATACTCTTGATGCTGCTGCTGCCTGATCAGCTCTGAATTGCCTTAGCTTTATTTCCCTTTCTTTCTCGGCCTTCTGCTGATTAAGTGCATCAATCTTCTGCTGATTGCCATCTGCTAGCCTGATTTCCTCATCATATCTGCGCTGAAGTAGGCCTAATTCAGCACTCAATCTATTTTGATAAATCTCAAATGCACCTCCAAGAATAGTCTCGGTTAATTCAAATGTCTTATCTTGAATCTCCTGCTTTCGTTTCTCAGCCTTATTCTTGGCATCAACTTCATCAGCTAAGCCTTTCTCATAGGCCTTCTGCCACTCCTTCATTCTCTTCAATCGCTCCTGATAGAGTTTCTCCTCATCAGTTGCTGTCTCTTCCTTGGCCTTTTTTATCCTATCCTCCAGAGTTATGGCTGTGAGATATTCCTTTTTTGCAGCATCCTCAAAATCCTTGGCTGCTTTATCTCGCTGGAGTTTGGCTACCTTAACCTCATCCTGAAGGATGCCAATGTTCTTGGTGCTGTATTCCTTTTTGAGCTGAAAGACTGCCTCCTGGAATACTCTTTCCGCCCCTATCTCACCCAGCTTTGAGCCTCTGAGCTGAGCCATCAGCACTTGCTGCTGCTTCTCAAGCTCAAGTAGCTTTAGTCTGGATTGATATTGAGCCTTATCCTCAGCCTGAGATGATGCACTTGCAGCCGCTGCTGCCTTAGCTCTCTTATTGATCTCATCAATGGCTGCTTGATTCTGGGCTTTGAGAGCATCCAAATACTTCTCATCCTTCTTGACTTGTAATTCAAGTGGGCCAGGCCCAATATCAACTGCCACTCTAGATTCAGCAGCTACTTGCTCTCTGATTGCCCGTTCTTCTGCTGCTCTTGCTTTTAAAACTTTTAGCTCCTCTTCCTTGATTTTAATATTTCGCCTTGAATTTATTTCAGCATTCTTCAATGCCTCATCCGATGTCTTGGCAAAAAAATTAGTATAGGCTGTGTATTGACCACCAAGAAACTCCTGTGCTTTTTGCACATCACCTTTAAATAGATCATTGAGCGCACCCAGAAACTCAGCAGTTACAGTCAATGCCTTGCCAAATATTGGTGCGAGGTTGTTGCCTATGGTGTTGAGGAGTGAATCCCAAGTATCACCAAGGTTGCTGATTTGACCTCCCAAGGTCTGGGAAACAGCTGATGAAGCTCCAGCCACACCATTGTAATCGCCCAGGCTAAGCAAGTAGGCCTGCACAGCATCTCTGTTCTTCTTGACCTGGGTCTCTACCCCTTTAAAATTGAATATTACATTCTCACCAACTGTTCTGGCACTAATGTTAAGCTCCTTAAGTCTTTCAAATTCAAAGTTCCTGGCATCGAGAATAGCCTCCGTAAACTGGAGGAATGACTTGCCTTGTGAGGAGGCAACATCACCCAGTTTACGCATCTGATCAATGGTCGGCTTAAAGCCTACTCCGGCCAGCTTAACGAATGAATCTGTGACCTCCTGAACGCTGAATGGTGTTGTTGCTGCGAATTGCTTGATGCTTGCCAATGCACCTTGTGCTGCACTGTTGCTGCCTAGTGTATTCTTAAGCACCGACTCAAACTTCTGGAATTGAGCAGTGACAGCAATGACCTCCTTGGTGAAGCCTACAATCTTATCTGCTGCAAATATCCCGGCTATGATTGGCCCAACTTTAGCAGCCACTGCACCCATGCCTCCAAATGCATCGCCAGTATCTTTGCCTGCTTTCTTAGCCTTATCGCCTACATCATCAAGCTGCTTCTTGAGCTTGCCAAGCTCAGCAAGTAACTGCCTCTCCTCAGCTGTAATCCTATCGAACTCGGATGTAGCCTGCTGGAGCTTGCTCAGGTCAATGTCATACCTGATCTTGATGTCATTAGTCGAAATAGTAGCCATGGCCCAAAGATAGCAATTAAAAAAGCCACCGAATATCAGTGGCCTTTTCGCAATTATGAAAAACTAAACAAATCTATCCCTTACCCTTTCTGGATTTCTGCGCTGCAATATAGCTGCTCACTATCAAATAGTATTCATAGATTGGCCTTTCGACCAGGAATTTAGCTCTGATAGGATCTCCACTTGAGACTCTAGACTGCTCATCAAATCTAAGTCTGTGCTGTCTGGTAATTGCAGTCCAATAATGTGTTTCAGGTTGTTGAGGCTTTGGAGAGTTTCGGCCTGCAAATAAGTCGGGAAATTCGTGCTGTATTCTGTCAAAGAGGGCAGATAGGCGTACTCTGGAAGATTCAAAAAAAAACCCTGAACGTCATTGTGCTTCATCCAATGCTCCAGCTTCTGCTTGTTGTATGGGTACTGATAGTCGAGTGGATTCTCCTGCTCATCAAAGTAAACAACCGTTGCCAGCTTCAGCTGCCTCAGTAGGCTCACAGACATCTCCATCTGCTCCTTTAGTCTTGAGGCCATTACCCCTATCTCATACAGCTTCTTATCATCCTTCTTTTTCTTGTCCATCAGAAGGTTAATCAGGCCATTGTTCCAGCCCCTCAGGAAGTCTGGGTTAATCTGCCACAGCTCCTCTGTGAAGATGTCACGAGCAGCCACTGCCCTTTGGAATGGCACATTGACCTCAGATACGAACTTAAAGTAATTGACTCCACCTGAAGTAAAGGCAAATTCAATCTGATCCCAGCGGTCAGCAGGAGCTACTCCCCTGTAAAGTATTCGGCCACTTTCTGCTTGTAGAGGAGTTTCTTTTGCCACTTGTTCAGCAGCAGGAGGCACAGATGGTTTGCGCCTAAATAAATTAAACATAGATAGAATGGATAGTCAAATATAAGGCATGAGATGACCAGGAACTGCCAAGCTCCTGAGCAAAAAGGACATTCACCTAGTGGCTTGGCCCACAGTGTAGGTAGCTTCTGAATCTGGGATAGATACCACTGCCCAAGTGGGTGATCCTCCAGAAAGTAGTCCAGGAACAAAGAGAAGGATGCGCTGAGTGCGCTGATGAGCAATAACTTCAGTAGGCTCTGAATCGTTTGGTAGCTCAATGAGGCAGCAACCTCTGCGCTTGCCTCCACAACTTGCATCAATATCATAGTTTGTCATTATGGGTAAAGGATTGGCTGATTATCGTTAAAAATGTTTAGTGCTACCCAGTTGTCCTCCTGGTTGATATAGGTCTGGGAGAAGCTCATGCAGATGTCTGTGTATTGCTTGCCATCGCCTGCCGTGAATATCACTGGCTGCAATGTAGCACTATTTGTGAAGCTGACAGTGTATTGTCCTCCCCAAGGATTCAGGAATGCCTCAGGCATGGCCTCAAGGTCAGCATCAATAAATCCATCTATGTCAATGGTCAGCAGTTGCTGAATGCGCACATTAACTCCGGGCTTAGTGATGTTAAGTAATATCTCTGGCTCAGTGTAGTCAGTAGGCACTTGCACATAGAACGCAGTAGGGCAAGCATTGAGAGGCTCGCACACCTTGAAACAATCATTGCAGCATTGTGCCATACTTTTCCAGATTGAAGTTACTTGTTATCTCTGCAAAGTTAGAGAAAATGAAATAGCGAAAGGCATCCAATGCGTGAGACTTGTCCGGGTTCTTATTTTTCCACGCATCCAAGCTACCCTGGCGATCTACCTTGGCCTCCTTGAGGTCTGTGATTAGAATGCCACATTCTTTCTCACCTATCTTGATTTTGGCCTTTTGAAGCACCAGAATAGTGATGAGCCTGCTGGCTATGTGGCTTGGATTAACTTTAGGCACTTGCAGCTGCATGTCCACAATATTCAGGTAGTTCTTTATCATCAGGTAGGCACTGATGTTGCCTTGAGTGAAAGCATTACGAGCAGCTCCAGAGGCATCACCATTGATCACATAGGTCATGCCGGGAAACTCTTCCTTGATGGTCTGGCACAATGTGCTTAGGTCTCCAATTCTGTAGACCTTGATGATATTTATGTTGGCATAGTATTCAGCATCATAGCCATACTTGATGTATTGGCACACCACGCAGGTGTTAGTGACATTGAAGTCGAATGCCAGGTAGAGTGAGTGATGTGGATTGGCCTTGATGTAGCCACCGTACACATGCCTGGAGTAGTCAAAGGTGTAAGCAAAGAGTGACTCTCTGTCCCAGACTCCCCATTGGCCAAGTGCATAGACCTCATAGTAAGTCTGATTAACTGTCTTTAATGCCTCCATCCTTGTGACATACTCCTGATCAAGGAAGTTTAGAGCATCTCTGTAAGTGCCGTGCAGCCTGAGTATCTGGTTCTGCTCTTTTTCAGGCACATCATCGAAGAAACGCTTCTTAATCCAGTGGCTATCACTGACCGGGTTGAAGGTCAGGAAGAATCTCTTTGGCTGCTCTGACTTACCTCTGAGTCGCAGAGTTATCTGGGTGAAGTCCTCCAGGCTCAGCTCTGTGGCTTCTTCAATCCAGATGTACTTTGCTTGGCTGAGTGACTTGAGCTTCTCAGGATCATCACAACCTAAGAACACTATCTTGTTCGTGCCGGATTGCAGCTCAAGGTAACCAGTCTTAGCCTTGACAACCTTGTCAAAGCCCCATTGACTTATCTTGTTGCGAAAGTCAGCAAAGACTGAATTGCGCAGAGTGCTGGCAACTTTTCGGATGACAAAGTAGGTTTGGAATTGGTTGGCCTTGTTGTCAATGATTTCGCTCAAGAATATTTGAATCATTGTCTGGCTCTTGCCACTTCCTGCCCCACCCCATAGGATGTTGTAGGTCTTAGGCTGAACAAGAGCAGGCAGATACTTCTGACTCCACAGCTCAGGGCTGGATAGATCATACCGAGCCATTACTCAGCCTCAGGCTTGACTAAGACTTTAGGCAGGATTACTTCATTAACCTGCATATTGACTTGTTCCTGGTTCATCAGGCCAAGGTCACGAGCAATGATATTGTGATTAAATAGGCCACTTGCAGCCCCTTCCAGCTTGCTTGTGTAGATGGCCTGCTCTATGCGTGTAAAGACTTGAGCGAAATCTTTTGATTTGCCTTTGTAAACGGCCAAAGTAGCCCATGAAGCAAAGCCACAAGCCAGCGCAAACCCTTCCTTTGTCAATAGTCTTTTCTTAGGCAATCTGACTTCAGTTGCATCCTTGCCCCTGAAGTCCACTTCAATCAATGGATTCTCTTCAGCCCATTGCACATACTGCTCAAAGTTCTCAAGTATTTCCTCTGGACTCTTAAATCTGCCATCTAAGCCGTGCTTCAAACGAAGCATCCAGCATTGGTTGCCTTTCGGTGCTGCCATAATTTGTACCGGGATTTCTCCCCTTGTTTTGTTGTTGATTATTTCTTTTTCTTAACTGTCTTCTTGCTCTTCCCAGCTGATGACAGAGCCATAGCAACGGCTTGCTTTTGCGGATAGCCTTTTTTCATTTCCATCTTGATGTTTTCGCTGATGGTCTTCTTGCTTGATCCCTTCTTAAGTGGCATATTTTTAAAATTTATGTAAAGATAAGTATTTCAAAATTGCCTCATAGACTTCAAGCTGATTAGCCCATCTGCGCCTATGTCCGAGGGCGGCTTCTTGAATTGTAAGTTTGC